CTATTATTATATAAATATTTTATTACTCTATAACAATCTTCGCCAAAATATTTAATAGAAACGACTGAATCTTTTTCATGTCTTTTCTCTAGTTTCTTATATTGAACACCAATTTCATTGTTTATCACTTCGTTTATCCAATAAACAAACTCCTGTGTGCCAATAAAAGTTGAATAATAAGAATTTCCGTTTCTAATTATACCGCCATCACCGTCGAAATATCCTCTTATAAAGTGCCTAATCAAATCATGCGGTATATTTTCAGGCGGTTTCAATATATTGCTTTTTCTTCTGAACACTCCATTTTTTATTAGAGTATCAACCAAGTGTTCACTTGTTACTAGTAATCTACAATATTTATTATGTGACCATTCTGAATTACTTTTATAAACGTGTATTGGATAATCCGATTCTAAATCATTTCTTAACTTTTCTAAATGACTTGAGTCGGAATCTTTAAGAGCAATACCAAACTTGTTTGATGTTACATATCCATCAGCATATATAAACCCCAACCAATATGCCTTATTTTCAGTATTTATATCATCAAAAAACAATTCATTAACTTTATATTTCCTTGAATTGTTTTTATTACTTCTAAGCGTAACATTATTTCTTATTAGTATTGTTCTAACACTTGAATAGTGAAGCCCCAACATTTTACCAATCTTAACTGTTGATAAGCCATCCAAGTACATTTTTATTATTTGTTCTTCCAATAAATACCTTATAAAAGCTACAATCACTCTTAGTTAATCAGCGTTACTTTGTCTATCAGGGTTAGCAAATCGGAAAAAGTTCAAATTGAACTTAATGCTGTCCATCTCAGTTATTCCGAGAAGATAAGCAACAATGCTACCAGAAACAGAGCCACGTCCAGGGCCTACGAACACTCCATTTTCATGTTCCCAATTTCTAACATAAGTTTGGAAAAGCATGAAATCTTCCATATTCGTCTTATGGTATACTTCGAGTTCGGCATCAACTCGTTTTAATAGTTCTTCACGCGAATGATTCTTTAAGGCATATGGGTGACTATCAATTGCTTTATATACGGTTTCTCTAAATACTTTCTCCGAATCTTCATATAGTTTAGGATATTTAGGTGATGTATCAAGACTAAATTCTTCTATGCTATCTCTTACAACGCATGTATTGTTTATAGCCTCTTTTACAATTTCTTCTTCAAGGACGCCTTGCCGCCGATATGCTTCTATAAGTTCATCATATGTTTTAAACGTTAAATCCCAGCCATCTTCACCCTCAAAGAATACTTTCTTTGCTCGTTGTAGAATAACTCTAGCTTTCGCCAACTTCTCGTTAAGAGAGTGAGTATCAGTACCCGCAATTAATCTTACACCAGTTTTATTAGATAAATCTTTTAAATATAAATTATATCTTGCTTGGTCATCAACGCAATGATGTTGTATCTCGAAAAAACATCTATCTTTATTTCTGATAAAATAATCAATTACTCTACTCTTAACTTCGTCAGTGCCATCGTTTAGTGGGCCACCTAAACAGGCACTTGTCAAGATAACATTATCACTTATATTCTCCATTTCATCAATTGTTATTCTTGGAGAATAATAAAAATGTCCATCTTTTCTATTGCCAGAAATAGTAACAAGCCTATTTATCTCTTTTACGCCATCCCAATTCTTGGCAATAGCAATCATATGATAGTTGTCTCTTATTTTTTCTTTTAGAGTTTCTGTTACATAAAGTTCAATAGCGTGAACATATTTCATGCCAGCGGCTTCTATCAGAGACTTTTTAGTTGCCCAATTTAATATGTTACCATGTTCACTAAAGGCTAAAGCAGTCATTCCACACTCTTTAGCTCTGTCAATATACATATTTATTTTGGTTACGGAATCTATATTGGTCGTACAACTACTGTAATCACTATGAAGATGATATATAAAAAGGTCGTTACTCACTTCTCAATTTCTCCTAATACTTCTTTCGCAACCACTGGCTCTTTAATGTTACATACAAGTCTTTTCGATACATGTTCGGGATATCTAATAGTTCTATTCTTCTCGGCTTCTACTTCCCACTTGTACTTGTAATTCAGTTCTTCTTTATTAGAATATACTCTATAACTCTTTCTGTCGTAATACAGCTTAACTTCTCTATCAGCGTAACCTGTCTCTCTATCTTTAATACAACGAACCAATGTGTTATACCCATCAGGGTCATCCCACAAAATCTCCACACTAAACGCTCTGTTACAACATTTCAGAATGTCACTTGAACCAGCAATATCATCTCCGCCTATCTCTTTTGCCCCCGGAGCAAGCTTTCTACTATGTGCTACAAGAGCAACACGAACTGGATAAGCATTTGTAAAAGACTTTAAGCTTATAACAAAGTTTTTCTGCTTTTCGTATTTATCGTCACCGTATTCATGTGAATAATCAACCGTCAGCAAAGAGTCAACAATGAAATTCTTGACACCATATCTTTTATAAGAATACTCCATAGCGTGTAAAATAGACTTTGAGTCTGTGTCAAACTCGTTTGAATCATTATAGTTGAACAAATCTTCACGATAAAACGACTTTATTACAGGAGAAGCTTGTTTTGAAACAGCATACCCTTTAGGAGCATCACCATTATCAAATTCAAGGATATGTCTATTAGAAGCTAACGGCTTTAAGATATTGGCTAGAAGTATTCCGCTTGGAATTTCACCACTATATATAAATACTTTCTCTCCCGCCTCAAGTGGAGCGGCTACAAACATTGTGTTAAGAATACTAGACTTACCTTTACCAGTAAGGATTGTCAAAGAATGTTCAAAATTACCAGAAAACACATTATCCATTGCCTTGAAGCCCATAGAAATCCTAGGTAAATCACTAATCTGTACTTCTTCTACGTCCATAAGGTGCTGTACTCGCGGATTATCTTCCATTTTTGCCTTGGCAATCATGTTAAGAACTTCGTTCTCTCCACAAGCCGCAAGCACATTATTAGCATCTACTTTGTCAATACCATGATGTCCGTAAAACTCTTTAATCTTTTCTTTGACAACAGAATCGTTCTGAACTACTTTTGTACGATAAATACCAAGTCTGCTAACACATTCTTTTGTCGCTTTTTGTCCGGCTTCATCATCGTCAAACCAGAGGATAAGCTCTTTACACTTTTGGAGTGTATTAAAGTTAAAGTCAATCCAGTTTAAGTCGTTTGCTCCGCCTGGAATAGATACGGTATTTGTGTATCCCGCCTCTACACAAGCCAATCTATCATTAAGTCCCTCTACTATAACAAGTGGCAAAGATGGATTAACTTTGTTTATACCATACAGCAAAGCGCAATTGCTTGAACCTACTTGCCAATGCCATTTAGTTTCACCGTTCTCAGCTGGTTTAGACACTCTGTACTTAGTTTGAATAAGTCTGCCATCGGTATCATAGAATTGATAAGCAATATTGCCATTCTTATCTTGCTTAACATTACAAAAATCAAGCGTTTTTGGAGAGATGTGCCGCCGTTTTAGATATGCTTCGACTATTTGTCTATCATTTCTAGGCTCATCATGTGCGAATTTAAAGTTCCTATAAGCATCTTCACCACTGTCAGGCTTTAAATCATCAGGGTTATATTCAACTTCCGCTTCCTCAAAAAGCTCTCTAACTGCTTCCGAAAACGTTCTGCCTTGAAAACGAATAAGAAAGTCAATATAGTCCATTGATATGCCAGTAGAGAAACATTTTAAACAGTTTCCCTCTTTATACCAATGTGCGGACGGAGTTCTTTCATCTCTGAAAGGTGATTTACATGAAAGAGTTTTCATATCCACTTGCTCAAGCGGAAGCTCTTGGGCCATAAGTGCGAACGCCCGTTCACCCAATTTTTCTTTCGCGGCTTCAATTTGTTCTCTACTTATCATATAATCTACTCCGTCCTAATTATATCATAAAACGAAAAATTTGTCAACCGCTATCCGAAGTACATTCATCCCTTGAAGAACACAAATATGCGCAGAAAAAGTCATTCGGAGAAGCTAAAAAGTCTTTTTCGTCATAAATTAATTCAATAGTTTTCTTTATCCAATCAATTGTTTCTTGTAAATCTGCTTCGTTGAACTTTATAACCTCTTGTGTATGTTCTTTAAATTGATTGAATATCAACGTATGAGGATATTCCCCAAACATTTTTTTTATTGCTATTGCATAAATATACAATTGTCGTGTATAATCATGCAGTTCTTCTTTACTCTTAAATCTCCCCTTAGACTTATAGTCCGTTACAATATATCCATCTTTATCCTTGGAAACCTTATCAATAAAGCCAAGAAACTTTCTCTCTTTTCCAAGAACATCTATGTTAAATTCAAATTTAACCTCGGCACCTATAATTTCTTCACTATCGTTGTCGTCAAATGTAGAAAAATATTCATATCCTTTATTGAAATAAGATTCATTTAAGTCAACGTATTTATTTGGTGGTGCTGGTTCGACAACATTATTATAGTAATTATCTTTATAATAATCTGCTAATTCAAATATTTCAAGCTCACCATTGTTATATTTTTCAAACACTGAATGAGCAAATGTGCCATACTGTGAAAAGAAATTCTCTTGGTCGGCCCTCTTTAAGATATACGAATAATACCAACCTTTTTTACAGTTATAAAAACTATTTAGTCTTGAGAACGACCACACCATATCATCAACTATGTCATGTATCAATTCCTGTTCAAGCAAAATCAATAAACCACTACCTTTAAAATAATAGGCGGGGAGAAATTAAACTCCCCGCCACAATTACGCATTAGAACGGCAAATCATCTTCGGTATCAATTACGCCAGTGGCTTGTGGCGCAGAAGAAGTAGTGGTTGAAGAAGAACCCGAAGAATCTATCTTATCAAAGTCAAAGATAGTCACATTATAGAAATAAAGAGGCTTGCCGTCAGCACCAGTCTTGTTGCTCTTTTCATGGCTAATAGTGCCAGAATTAATCTTAATCCTATCTCTCGCCTGAAGCTTCTTAGCTTCCTCAAGCTTTGAACCAACGAAAGTAGCACGCCAGCTTGAATTAGCGTATTTTGGATTGCCATTGTCGTCCACATCTTTCAGCTTACGTCCTGTACTAAGATTACAGTTTACATATCTATCGTTCGGGGCGACATCAAAAACACTTGCGTAAGTTTCTCGAATATTCAGACTCATATTAATTAAACCTCTTTAATTTCCTTAATAATAGTATTCAAAACATCAATATCTTTAATCTGCATGAAGTTTTTATTGCCAGCATTGTGCTTCTTTACAATGTCATACAAGAAATCCTTTGAGATTCCCTCATCCATTCTAGAAGCGAACAAATCCTTACACTCAATAACCTTACTATCCAAATCATTAGAATCGCTCGGTGCTACAAATGTTGGCTTTGAAGCGGGTTCAGTCGGCATTTCTCCCTCGCCAGAAGTTGCCCAATCAATCAGATTAGAACCATCTTTTTCTGTGAGTTTATCATATCGTCCCTCAAAAAGATGTGTATTGTCCTTTGCCACAGAGGCCACATGCGTTTCTTGGTCGATATTAAACGTTACAGTATAGTTGTATTCGATATCTTTCTCTTGCTGTGAACCTACACCAACCTTTTTAGGAATCTGTTTACCATTCTTATCTTCCATCACATAATCATCTTTGCCACGAGCAGTAGCAATAATATGAATTGGTGACTGAAGAATCTTCTCCATCAAAGCCGCATGACGAGGTTTGAGCTTACCCCAGTTCGTAAATGAGTTCCATTGTGTTACTTTATAGATTCGCTATTTCTATAAAGAGCATAGTTTATATGCTTTTCTCACGCTTTCGCGTAAGTGTAGACTATATCTTCATCCTCGAAAGGAGTCCCCACATTTTGAATTGCTTAATTCTACTGGCTCCAACACCATAGTCGTTGAGGGCAGGACTGTCATATCCATTCCCTGCTGATTTCCCAATTTCACAACTTTTTATAGCATTTAAGTTTATCTGTCTCAAGATTCCTCTTTAGCATGTGAACTCTAAGGGCGTTCCAGCATATTCGTGAGGAAACACCATATTGTTACCAATATAGCGGGCCGTGAATGTGTTTACGCCACATTACAACCGGGCATCTTATCATGTACTTCATTCAGCCATTTCCATTCATGGCTCAAGCTGTCAATGATAAGCACTTTAAATCCATTGTCAACAGCCGCGTTGATTGCTTCAATATACGATTCAGACGTATACGGTTCACCAAGCTGTAAGTCGAAGAAGTCAAATTCGTTCGCATAGTAACGAATACGTCCATTCTCCGTGTCAATAGCCGCGATACCAGCTCCGCCAACCTTGCTCAACATACCAGTAGCAAGACGCAATGCGGTATACGTTTTACCACTACCCGATGGGCCATTAAGCAGAAGTTTTACCCATATTTTCTCTCGTTTTGCTTTTTGAAAGCTAAATCCAACTGCCATTAATTTTACCTCGTTTTCTTAATTATTATAAAATATCAATAATGATATCACATAACTTTTTCAAGTTCGGCTCTAGCTTCTTCAACAGCCTCTAATGCTGTTCTATATTTGTTCAATGCTTCCTCTTTTTGTTTTCTTTCCTTGAACAGTCTAGCCGTGTCAATGTCACGAACAAGCCTTTCTACTCGCCCCATCTTTACACGAGCATTCTTATACCACGTTTTAATTGCCGCGTCTTTCGCCCTGTAATACTTTTCCATACAACGAGCTTTTGCGATTTTCTTTCCCTCGTCAAGACTAAATTCGTCACGCGGGTCGCATTTGGCTTTACCTGTGAAAGAATCGGGAATCAGCGTAGTCCAGTTACTGTTAAATCCGAAAAAGCTTTCCTCAGCGTCTCCAACTTGCCGCATAATTGCTTTATGAGCGTCAAGTTCTGTGCCTTTAAGCATAGCAACAACAGTACGCTTTTCTTCGTTAATGATGTATTCTACTGCCATAAGTTACTCCTAAATGAAATATTTTGTTGTCGTTTTCGACTGTATTTGTATTATACCACACTTCAATCAATTTGTCAATACCCTAATTGTAAACAATTTATGAACAAAACAAGCACCACATATACAAAATATACCAAAATTACTCAAAATACACTAACAATCACAATAATTACAATCACAAACTCAATCAACGATGCTATTATACCACATTGCCGAGAAGAAGTCAATACCTCAATTGTAAATAATTTGTGAACAAACTACTGTAATACAGTTACAAGCTTGTAATACTATATGCTTGTAATATAAGCTTATAGATTTATACGCTTGTATTACAAGCTAGTCTATAATATAGGCTTATCT